TCAAATATATATCACTTTCGACATCAAATACACATTTTTTTGTATTAAATTAATGAAAGAGCCTAAATTAAGAGGCTCAAGCATGTTCTGGATCATCATTTGAATCCTCTATCTCATCAAATGTCACAATCGTCTTTTTAACAACAAAGTCATATCCGCCAGTGGCCGTCAGCGTCAAGAGCAGCGCATTGATCAGCTTGAGAGCAATCGCCTCCAGCACCAACTCAGGCAGCACAAAGATCATCAGATGCACCAGCGCAATGATAAAAACCAGATACTTAGTTCTATACAACGGCCTAAATTAAAAAATCAGATAGGACTGTTATAAGCTGTCTATTCTGTATTTGCAATGCTTTTATTACTTTTTAGCACTTTTAAGTTTTACTATTAATTGAGCCTAATTTTTGACTCGTTAGAAGATTGTTAGAAGACTTCCTTATAAATACGCATCAATCAACTTAAAATAATATTTAATTCATTACCACAAATATCGTCAAGTCTTCTTATTATCTTTTTGAATTCTGGTTTCAAATTAGACATTATGTCTTCAGTCGTTATTAATTGCGGGTCTACTTTTCTATAATAATTTTGAACTTCATCTTTAATTACTAAACATGCAAATTCACTTAATGCAGAAATGTATTTATTCTTTTCTCGTGTATGGGAAGTTTCAAAACTGTAGCACAAATTGATATTTTCAATATATCCATACATCTTTGTTATCAAATGTATTTCTTCATAACTTAGGTTTTTACTCATGTCTGAAATATACTCTTGAAATCGTTCGCTATGAGGCAATTTATTAATCACATGATTATGATGGTTAACTTCGTTAAGCCATTCGACGCTAAATCTTATCCATTCAATTAAGTCAATCAGTATTATAAACGTAATTTTCCTAATATATTCTTCTTGTTCAATTTGCTTCAATATTGCAGCTTTTTCGTTTAGTTCTGATTGTTTTTTATTAGTTATATTAGCGGATATCATCGAACCTAAGAGTGATAAAGCTCCACCAATCAATGCAGCAATAAAATTCATCAGATAATTTAGCATGATTATCATCTCCTCAAATCAATTATATCCAACATTATACACAATTGATACTTTTCCACAAAAATGCTTTCAATAAAAATGAATGCATTAAAAAAGACCCCTTTCGGGGTCTCAGTAATGATCCGGATCAGCGCCAGGTTCCGCAATCTCATCAAATGTCACAATCGTCTTTTTAACAGCAAAGTCATACCCACCAGTGGCCGTCAACGTCAAGAGCAGCGCGTTGATCAGCGTGAGCGCTATCGCCTCCAGCACAAACTCAGGCCGGACAAAGATCATGAGATGCATCAGCGCGATGATAAATACCAGGTACTTGGTAGGTAGCTTGCTGATCAGAGGCAACTCTTTTACAAACTGCGTGATGAGCATGATCACAACAATGGATCCCAGGTATGAGGTGACATAGTCCACGCTTAAAAAATCGTTGAATTCCATTCCATATTCCACCTTTCATTTAGGTTGACAAAATCATTGGTTTTGGGCATTTTAGTTTCAACTCTTTGGTGACAACTTTTTCAGATTTGATACCACCGCCGCCAGCTCAGCCCAGGTAACAACGTCGTCAGAATCATGCCAGGATCCAATGATCTTATCATCCATCATCTGACGGATCAGTGGTTCGCCCCAATGAGCGGTTTTCACGACTTCAGCGACGTATTTCACGCCAAGCATCTGGCACAGGATGGCTGCCTGAGCTTCTGCCAGCTTCTTGAGGTTCTCGCTGGATTTTAGCCAGGCTTCATCTTGGATGTTGCTATGAAAACCAGACTCCACCAGAAAGATATGAGGACATCCAGCAGCAGCTGCCGCCCGAATGACACCATAGTAATCTTGACCAGGGCTAACTGAGGATCCCTTCGTGAGTGCGCCACGGTTTGGATTACCCATCAGCTGTGCGGACTGTATCGAGATCTCAGCAGCCCATTTCTTGTCATTTGGCCTAAGCGCCGAATAATAAACCTCGCACCCTCTTGCCGATGCCGCCCCGGCGTTCGAGTGTTGGCTGATGAAGCAATCATATCCTTTGGCCATAGTTCCCCTGGCCGTTGTCCCTGGATAAGCATCCTCCGCCCTGGTGAGCGCAGCAGTAATCCCGCACCGGATCAGTGCTGCCTGAAGGTACTTTGACAGGATCCACATCCCGACGTGCTCATAATAGCCGGTTGGACCTCTATTTGGATTTCCCGGGCCATGCCCTGGATCAATTAATACTTTTGCCATTAATTCACGTCCTCTCTAAGAGGGTAGTCATATCGGAGATCCATATTACCACGCTCCTGCATCTTCATCCGTCGGGAGTCTGTTTACGCATTCAACCAGATGTGTCACTGTGCCATTGCCTCCAAGATCATGGTATCGATTATATAAGTTGTTGATGTTATCTCTGTCGTGGATTGGACAAAAGCCTTCTCTCATGCAGTAGTTGTGTGCCTGAATGATCCGGTCCCGGAGAAGTGCCTGGACGCCAAGTTTAATAGCTTCATCCTCTTTAGCTTTAGCTGCCGCTTCTGCTTTTCGTTCTTTTCGTTCCTTCATTATGGCTTTATAAAGTAGTCCAAATCCTAATGCGATCAGCCCAAAGACATATTTTATCCAGTATTCTATGACCCATTCAGGCACATTAGTCACCTCGCTAATACAATCTCTTAATGTTGCTGCTTGTTTGTCCTTTGCCACTAACTTTCTCGATCAGATCCCGGAGCTGCGGCTTGCCAAGGACGCCAGCCGAATCGACAGTAAAGCTCGTTGAAAATCCATTCTGGCCAAAGCTATGGCTTACAGTTGTGATCAGTCCAAGCAGATGCGTACCGTCGTCCGCGACAATCTCAGCTTCATCACCTGGAATGATATGCGGCCTGAATGGTCCTGAAAACTGCTCAATGATGCCGGAGTAAGCCATCCTGGATGCCAACGCGTCAGCAAGGTCCTGAAGCTCAGCGAGCACAGTATCATCTGGCGCAGTGAGATAGAGCGTTTTGTTCGGAGCATATGCCCACTCAAACGCATGAAGTACATTTGCATAGGCTCTTATGGTCGTCTCTGGCGTTGTCTCCGTGGCCGATTGTTTCGACTGATAACAAACTCGGCTGTATACGTCGTTGTCATCCCTGGTCACACCACGTCTGAAAAGGTCGGTACCACGATTAAAGGTGTACTTGCTGTTAAGATCAATGATCGGCTGATAAGTAACTGTGGACCCGGCGATGATCTGGCCATCGAGCGTTTCTCTGGCGACCCAGTTGAGCGAGATGCCAATCATCTCAAGGAATCCAGTGAGCATGTCCATGTCTGGCGGGAATTCAAGACCGAGGCTCCAAGGTGTCTCTCCTACCGATGGCTGTATGTCATAGTCTGTAATTCCGGCGTTGTCGAGCAGCGCCTCAACGGTATCTGAATACGGCAAGATCAGATATGAGTTATTTGCATCAAATGTCTGATCTTTCAGCAGCTTCCCGCTGATGTTGCGACAATCCACCGTGATGGTTTCGCCAGCTGCCGTCATGTCGATCCGGTCACAGTAAAACACGCCCATCGGATAGTCTTCACTATCACCAGCGGTGAAAAACAGCTCAATCTTATTGCCTGGCGTCATTCGACTGTTTGTCTCACCGCTTAGATGCTGAGATGGATTCTTGAATGTGAAGCTGGCGCTCGATACGATGTTGTCCAGGTCCATCCTGATCTCACCGGACTCAAGGTAGTTGGTAATGTCATTGAGCGCGTCCCAAATGGCGAAGCGCTGACGCTCCGGCGTAATAACAGTCTCACCATCCATGACAGCGTCCTGGTGCCAGGCACCAAACATACCCACGCGCGGCACGTTCTTCATGCGGTAAAGGCTTAGGTTCTTGTCTTTCGTCGCGATCTGGTTTGCACCAAATACCGGCATCGCCCAGGGCACATCACCCGGATCAGGCTTCCACTCTTTGGCGTTTAGCCGTCCATCCGACACATGAAATAGCCAGACAGAGTTGTCCGGCAAATGAATAGCAGCGGGATTGACCCCGCTGCCTAAGTTGGCGTTATGCTCAAATATTAGTTCCATCCTCTGTCACCTCCGGCTTTGGTTCCGGAATCGGTTCGCCGTTGAAATCATTCATTTTCTTACAAGCCATGCAAATGACTTGAGGATAAATGCTTTGCACGAAATAGGTATTTCCGCATTCACACTTAATTGTGCCTTGCTTCATTACATCATCCATCATCTACACACTCCCATACTGAATTGAAAAAGTTAGATCAAGAACATGATCTGAGTCTTTTGGAATATAATCTACCCACCAATCGCCAGTTATTGCCGCGCCGTTCGCAGGAGCGGTTGTGAAAGTAACTGTAGTTGTTGACTCTGAATTGCTTAGGGTATAATCAACGCCTTCTGTTTTTTCGATGCCGTCCAAATAAATTTTATAAGTCTTTGAAGTGTTAATATCTGACCAAGGCAAATCGAACGCGACTGTTGATCCATCCCCTGTTCCAATTGCTTTACCTATGAAGTTGTAGCCCTCCCAACCACATGAAGGTAGTAGTATACGACAAAGTGCACCTCCGTAGTTTGAGGATGCTCCCATTGGATTAGCCAATACAATCGACCAAATTTTTTGGTTGTATTCGCTTGTCCCATATCTTAATCTTGGAGTAGATACCTTTTTATTAGGTGTATCAAAAGATGTGAAACGGGCAGCGGGTGAATAATCTACCCCACTTCTATAATCTTCAGTTGGATTTGTTGCGGATTTGTCGGACGAAAGAAGAATTCCGTTATATGTGGATTGTAATCGTTTTGTTGCTGGATACGCTCCAATTAAAACATCAAGCAGTTGATTTTTTTCAGTCGCTGGAACATTTATTACCATACCTTCAGGAGATGTCACCTCAGCGTACAATGTTGAATATATTGTGATTTCTTGAGCATCTGTTTTAGGACCGATTGAAATTGGATTTCCTTCTGAATCTTCAAGCATAGCATGCGTCACAAGCGTTGTACTTGTAGTAGACACCGCTAATCCGACTTCCGTGATTGTTTCTCCAACGGCATCTTCTGGTAACAATACAATACTCTTTTTTCCATAAGACGCAATCGGAGGTACATTATAAACAAATTCAATAACGGTTGCCGTTTTATAACCGATATCATCAAATAATGATGTTCTATCCGGAGCCAGTGTTCCGCTGCCACCGCCGTATCTAATATATTTTCCAAGTGTATAATCTGTGGTGCTATTGAGTCTTGAGTATACAGCATCAAGCACAATGTTTTCTGCTTTTGCCCTTTGCACAATTTTTCCTGTTCTTATATCTTTTACTTCAATATCAAATCTATTATGAAGTTTAACTCCAATTTTAATATCCATGCCTTCACCCCTTTATACTGGCGCGTCATCAACGTGCCAGAATTGAATCAAAGCGCTGACTTCTGCGGTTAGTGTATGATCATCGTTATATCCACTGAATCTCGTAATATAGTTGAGCTGTATATTTGCTGAAACAGCGGCTGTTAACGTTTCATCATGGTTGCCAATCGGCGGCTGACCTTCAGCAATAGCCGTAAATGACGAAATAAGTCTACGACAATAATCTGTGACATAAGTCCTCAGCGAAGCGCCAAACTCACTGTATGCAATATCAAGATTTGCATCGGCGGCTACATCTTCATCTATTGTTAAAACGAGCTTATTATTGGTTGTTCCAGCTGTAACAGACAACACATCATAAACAACCGCGCCACTGTTGAACGACACATTGAACGCCATTTCAGAACCGGTAAAATCAATGACCTGCTGATTGAATTCTAAAACAATCTTATTCAATTCAAGCCTTGTAGCTGATACAAGTACAGGATCAGGAACGCTAACCGCGCATAACTCGCATTCTGGCATAGATACAGATGCTGATAACGTTTCATCGGATGCGAATGTGTCAATAAAAGTTATCGGAATCATCTCAATCTCAGCAGATACAGATGCAGTCAGCGTATCTGGCCAAATACTCATACCCGCCCAGTTGCGAGCTGTCAAAAGCCAATACATAACCCCCGCAATCGTCACCACAAATCCAACCCGGAAGTCATTGGTTCTAAACAGCGCCAGATCCGTCGCCGTGGCCACAACCTCAGCCACATTCCGTTCCACTTCCCAGAGCTTCCCGCCGCCCACCTGGATGCAGTACGACCTGTAATAAACCAGCCCATCCGTTTTGATGTATGCCACAATGAGTCCCTGGTCATTCGACTGGTCCCCATTCGCCGGCAGCCATCCCCGGATCGCGCAGACCTTCACCACATCAGTCGCCAGCGTGATCTCTGAATCTTCCCAGTACTTTGCGTATAGCGTCCCGCCCTGGACATAGAACAACCACGGATATTCCTCCGTCACAAAGTTAAACCGCCGCGTCTCATAATCCCGGTCCCAGTACCCGTCAAACTCAATCGCTACCGCAGTCGCACTCAGAGCCACCGTCATTCTATCCACCCACGGGATCTGATCATCATACGGCAGCGGCTTCGACTTCACCTGAGCCACCCCATCATTGATCGCCAGCGCGAACGCCTCCGCCGGTTCAGCCGATGTATCCGTACGCTTCACCGTCACATCCACATCCGTCAGCTCCGCGCCCTCCTGGATCGTAAACACCTGGAACAGCTCATTGATAAATCCCCGGCTCAAATAAACCTTCATGGCAGGATCGGCATTCTCAGCCGTCACCTGCCATTTCTTTTTCACCCGCTCAAGCAGCTCCGATGGTATCGCGCGCATCAGACCACCGCCTCGATGCTGAGGATAATAGATGTTTCATAGAGCCCTTCCGCAGGTTTAATCCAATCCTTTTTATCAACGATGATGCCGTTATAATCTCCTGTTTCATTATAAATCGATAAAATAGTTCCAGAAGCTTCAGCTGCATCAATGGCCTGTTTTCCAGCCGCATCCACAAACAAATCAATATTCAAGGTATTTGATGCGTTTCCAATGATCTGTATATGAAGTGATCCATCAAGCAGCTTATTTGTAATTCTTGTCACATTTGACTGAGGTGTGACGCGGATGAAGCGCGTTACCCTGGATCCATCAATATATAAACCCATCATCTACGTCTCACCTCAGTTCTTAACCAATTAATCATCTTATCTTCGATCGCAACATTAACAATTCCAATCAACTCATTTTTGTCATTAACTCCACGTACTACAATTGGATCAAATTTATGAAGCACAACACCAGATTGTCCAGATAGTCCCGTTCCAGCTATCGCCAAATTGTTCGATGTTCCAATTTTAAGATCCGCTTGGAGTTGGGTATTTAGACCATTCATGGCCGCATTTACTTGCTTTGCGCTTTTTGTAATCCCTATGGCCATACCAGCGCCAAGTTGTGCTCCGACTTCTTTTTCAAATACCTTTGAAGGAGACTGAATACCAAAAAGCTTTTTTACGCTACTTAATGCACCTGATAATGCATCGCCCGCTGCTGAAGCAATTGCCCCTCCTGCGCCTGCTATACCTTTCCCAATTCCCGCCATAATGTCCAGGCCAAGTTTACCCCAATTAATTTTAAGGATTGAGCTGCCGATGGTTGCAAGGATTTTCGGACCCGTTGTTAGCAGCGCAGGAAGTGATTTGGCTATTCCCGTGATCAAAGCACCAATCAAATTTGCGGCCGAAGCTATAATCAATGGCAAATTGGCCATCAACGTTTCAATCAAGGTCGTGATAATCATCGGCGCCATGGCGACAATCTGCGGCAATGCATTTATCAAACCCTGAATCAACGCTGAAATGAGTTTTACAGCTGACTCAACAATTTTAGGCGCGTTATTGAGCAATCCATCTACCAACGCCATGATCAACGTTAAAGCAACATCAATTAGCTGAGGTGATGCGGTAACTATGCCGTCAATCAGTGTTGTGAGTGCGTCAATTCCGGCATTGATCATCATTGGTCCATTGTCTTTAAGCATACTCGAAAGCGATCCAATCACAGTAAGTGCTACATCGACAAGCGCTGGCAGTATTTGAGGCACAGCCTCTGCAAGCGCAGACGCAATCCCGCCAATCACAGAAGCAGCGACTGGAGCGGCAGTTATGGCCATAGATGAAACCTGACCAATAACCTCGTTGAGTCCTTTAGAAATCGACGTTCCAACAGATGACCAGTCACCGGTTGAAAATCCCGTATTCACCGCTCTAAATATATCGAGGAATGAAGGTAGGAACTTCTGGCCAACACTTGTGGCCATGGACTCCATTTGCATCTGAGCAACGCGCAGCTGATTTGGAAATGAAGTTTCAAGAGTTCTTCCAAAGTCGCCCTGGGCATCAGCTGTAGCCTGCATTAGATATTGATATCTAAGCTGCGTCTGCTCACCTTGAGTCATTGATTTAAATGATTTAGTTATCCCTTGCGTGAGAGCATAAGCCTCAAGATTTGCCACCGACATATTAATGCCAAGCTGCTTCAGCGGCTCAGTTTCTCCAGATATTCCCGAGCGTATCTTGTTCCAGGCTTCATCATGATCAAGGTTATAAAACGATGACATATCACCAGTGAGCTGTACAAGCGATTCTGCCATTGATGCAGACGCATCTTCGCTAACGCCGCTTGATTTAAGCATCGCGCCCATTGAGCCGACAAACTTGACTGCGTTAGTCTCAGATATGCCTGCGCTCTGAGCTACAGTCTTACTCCACGCCAAAACACTGTCAGATGTATTGTCAAATGTCTCCTTGACCACGTTCTGGGCTTCTGCAAGATCAGAAGCCTTCTCAGCAAGTTTAAACGCACCAGTTACAGCTGCGGCAGATGCAGCGCCGACTGCAGCAATACTGACCGCTGCGGCTCTTGCTGTAGCACCACCAGCTGACTTTAATGCTGATCCCATCTTCCCAAGCGCGCCATGGAATTTTGAAGCTTTATCTGAGGCGTCATTGGTTTCTTTTCCGAATTCATCTAAAGCGCGTGTTACCTGCTTTAATTCGTACTCATTTTTATTAAGCGCTTCAGTTTCTCTGTTAATGCGGATCTGAAGTTCCTGTGCTGCTCTACTGTCAGCACCTTTTTCATCTGCAATTCGTTTGTATTCGTTCTTTAGCGCTTCAACTTTTTTTCTTTGAAGATCCATTCTGCTATTGAGTGAGTCAATCCTCATCTGAAGACCTTCAGCAGTACTACCCCATTGACCCATCCCAGCAGCTGCAGCTTTAAACCCAGAGTCAATAACTTTTATTTGGCGATTTAGTTCAGCAATACCACTCTTAAAATCAGTAGTATCCATTCCAACCTTACCACTGATATTATTTTCGTTTTCTGCCATTAATCTCACCTCGCTTTAGAGCCATGATGGAGGCTTCGTCGCCCTGGTATAAACTTTTCCGTTTATGATCCTCTTGTTCGGGTCAGGTTTGTTTCTATGTGATATAAACTCGATCAATGTTTCGAGGTCAGTTTCATCAATATCTTTTAAACTCCACCCAAAATTGTCAACGCACACCCTATAAAGTTCCATAAAGATGTCATGCGCTTCTGTCTGTGTTTCATCGGGCGAGGTGGATGCGCCCGTTACGAGTTTTTTGAAATAACGCCATAAACTCCACTGATGATCATGTTTACTGCAGCGTCAATTTCGAAATCTGTGTATTCCATTTCTAACTCTTCTGGTGTAAATGCCTTGCCAAATATTTCGCATACAAGCCATGATTTTCGATCTTTGAGTTGCATCAACTCGTCGAACATAACTGAAGCCTGATCGACATCAGTTGCGTCGAGCGTTTGGCCAAGTTGTCCAATTTTAAGCGCATCAGCTTGAATTTTAAGTGCTTGTCTGGATAGATATGATGTGATGCGGCCTGTAGTGTGTGTTTTATCTCCAACTTTAATGACGAGTACGTTCAAATGTTATGCCTCCTCATAATATTTAGAAAGAAAGGGCAGCGGTTAAGCTGCCCTTGTCGTTACGCTGTAGTAAAATCGATGATCGTATTGTCAAGATGTTGACCGAAGACGTCCGTCACACGGCTGGCGATAATCGCATAATCGGTGGATGCCGATAGATTCTCTGATGGATTGATCGTGAGAATCTTCTTGGTCGCATCGAGGCTTTGTGCATTCGCGATTACAGTCAATGTTGTAGCGTTGATCAGCGTGACTGCATAAGCATCAATCGCATTATTGAACGTCAGAGTAAGATTTGCATCTACTGCAACTCCAGTCCCACCATCAGCTGGCAAGCTGGATGATAATGCTAAAGCAGATGGCGAACCGGATGTATCAGGTGTCTGCACTTGTCCAAACCATCCTGTTGGATCAAACGCCGCATCAGCCGTATCACCAAAGATACGCTTAACCGACTTTTCTTCACCGCCGACGGTCCATTTCTTCGTCGTATTGACAGCGGTGAAAGTGAGTGGGTAATTCTTCACGTCGACATCATTGGACTGCGTGGCAGCTTCTTCTGTGCCACCGCTGAAAGTGCCTTTCAAAAACCAGTAATAACGATAGCCATTCTTGCCCATACTGAACCTAAATCCCAGAGCCACATCAGGCGGATTAGCGTCTCCTGTATCTATAACTCTGCCGCTTGCTGCATCATAGTGCTTTCCGAGAATCGTCGCCATAATGTCAGCAGGGATATTGGCAGACGTAATCTTAAGATCTGTCTTGCCTTCTGTGACGTAGTTATTCGCCGCCTTATTGTCGTAATAGGTCGTTTTGTTGTTGATCTCCGGCTCACCTGCGACATCCGCGACAGGGGCCAGATAAAACGGCGCGCCTACCGTATAGGCATCATCCGAATCAATTGTTACCCGCGCGCAGTAGACACTATCAACGCCAATAAACTCACCATACTTTTGATCCATTGTCATACCTCCATTTCATAATATCGATAATCCACTGTATATGCATAATGACCAGTCCCAGCATCAAATGGAAGGTCACGCCCGTCAACTCTAAGAAATCCAGAGGGTAGCATTACCGCTTTGATGGCGTTATCTGCATTCTGCTTAATCTCCGGATCCCTGGAGTAAAGTGCCACCTGAACTCTCGCTGAATATCCGGTCGGCCTGTTGTCAGCAAAACTTATGCTGGGTTTGCCAATAATTTGATAGGTGATAAAAGTGTCTGGCAAAATCGCACCAGGTGCAAAGCTGCCTTGTTCACGTACGGTATAACCAAGTTGAGTAAGCGTCGAATAAATTGTGCTGTAGATATTACTCAATCGGCACACCCCGCTTTTCTAAATGCTTTTTATAGATTTTTTTGGATTTTCTCCTCCACCATTCAAAAGCATTTCTGATACCAGGATCAGCTGGCATTCTTGGAGTACCATACTCAACGAACACTGCGTGCCAGCCAAGATAATCCTTATCTGAGTTAATACCGACATCCGAATAGATGTAATTTCCATCTTGCTTAACCTCAGTTGCGTCTACTGATCGCATCACAGCACCACTGTTTTCATGTTCTTTTGCCCATGAATCAATATCGTCTTTGATACCTTCTTTGATTTCCTCAATAGCGTCAGCGATGGCTTCATCCACTTTATTTCCAGCGACCTGTACCGCTTTTGCATATTCATCAAGGCCTGACAATTCAAACCGAATGCTTTTAAGGTTTGATGGCGTAAGCAGTTTCGTTGCCATTATGCACTCACCACCCGCTGCACCTTTAGAATAAGATACTCATTTCTCATCTCAACATTTTCAGGTGCATTGATGATTTCGTACTGTAGATTTGTATCGTCGTTGATTTTCAGTCGGTCCTTAGCTGTGATAAGTGGGTCATACCACATTGTCACAGTGCCGCCATCCAGTACGCCAACCGCTCCAGCTCGGAGCGACTCAGAGCCATGAAATGCTTTAAAGCTGCAAAAAGCAATATGATCTACAGGCGTCCAGCTAATTTTTGGTGCACCGTTAATGATAGTCTCTACTCGACGCAAAACGCGTACTGGCGTATTGAACTCAAGATTCGGTGCGTACATCAGACCACCTCCGTAATGTACTCAGAGGTGTTGGCTAACTTATCCCGCATCTTCTCATAGATGCCTTTGTACCGATCTGCCTCAGTATTTCCAAGGCCATAATTTGCTTTTACATAAACGAGAATGGCTTGTTTAATAAGCGGATCTGTATCGTCAATGTTGATAATACCGCTTGTTTCAAGATCCAGTTTCGCTGTTGCAATAAGATCAGCAATTTCATCATCAAATGTAGTCATACCTGATGATATTCTGAGGACTTTTTTAGCTGAATCAAGTAATGCCACGAGGTTCACCTCCTAAGAGGCCCCCGCGTGAGCAGGGGCTTGCATTAAACGATCAAATACGCATCAACGACTTTTTCGTTGAGTGCGCTATTGAGCTTGATTGTGTTGCTTTCAACAGCCGTCGTGCTGAGAGTGACTGTTGGCGCAGTGCCTTCAATCGCATTGTCCAAATACGCAGCTAAAACAGTATTGTGCGCTAACTTAAATGGCATCCCTAATTTGTTGCCAAATCCAACAGAAACAGTGTCGGTTCCTGCATGCACTTCAACAGGGAGATTGATTTCTGTTACTGTCGCAAAAGCTTTATTTCCTTCAACCGCCGTAGCACCATTAAGAGCAATTGTCTCCGAGATGGCTTCGCCAGCAATATTTGTACCTTCTATGACTACATCGCCTGTAATGCCAGACGCATTTCCTTTGACGATGAGGTTTCGTGGTACAGCTGGATTAGTGATATCTTCAGTAATTACTTGGGCTTCAGATGTCATGGCGGTAGCTGCAAGTACCGCTATGTTGCTCGTTGCGACAGCGTCAGCTGCTGCAACCTGAAAATGCGCAATAAAGCTTCGATCTAAAGATTTTCCGACAACGTCAGTTCTAATTTTCTGTCCCATTTTATGATTAAATGCTTGCATGCTTGTACCTCCCAGAGGATTTAATAGTTAGGGGCGGTTTCCCGCCCCGTTGTCATTACGCGCCTTTCTTGACAATGATGACGCCGTTCGGATCTAAAATTTTACCGTCAGCAATCAGAATCGCCTTATCAACCCATTGGTTAGTGTCGTGATCAAGCCATCTGTACATTGACATCTGCATGTTTGAGTTAACCGCATAATCCGTCAGTTTACAGAACACGGTAACAACGTCTCCAGTAGAAGCACTTTCGTATGGTGCAATAACATCATCCTCAACAAGGATGACTTCTCTGCCGCCAAAGCGCTCCTGAGGACCGTCTGTAATGCCATAATTCGTACGTCCGATTGGTTGTCCATTGGCATCCGTCATGCCGTCGATATAACCTTCAAATGTACCTGATGCCATGATAAAAGATCCGCCTGCACGATAAGCCAGAGGAATCTTTGCGAATACTTTCTTCTTCCAACCTTCGAAGGACGTGAAATCTTCTGAAGAAAGCGTAATGATGTTTCCAGCCGGGATTCTACTATCCACTGTAACGCCTAAAGGCTGACCATCACCAGTCCCCTTAACGATCGCAATATCAAACGCCTTAACAATCGCTTCGACAATAAGCGTAGTGATTGTTTCTTCAAAGCCTTCCAAAGTTGTGGTGTCTGCCAGAAGTGAAATAGCGACTTTACACTCAAGGCCATAGTAACTGAATGAAACCTTAGTATTGGCAGTGACCTTTTTACGATCGGATGGGGTTGTTTCAGAAATCCAAGTCGCAACCGGTTTGAGCGAGAGAATTGGGAATTCTACGCCGCCTTTAACATTAAGCTTTCTAATGCGATTGAAAATCTGGCCATACGATTTCATTTGAGAAATAACTTCTCTCATGATGGTTGTTGGTACCAAAGCAGAAGCTTCACTGACTGTTGTCTGAGCGTCTGTGTTCATAAACCTCGTATCCATAACGCCAGTCTTTGCAAAGTTCATGAATGCTTTTCTGTATTCCAATGTGTTGAGTGGATTTTCATCAGCTTTTTCAGTGTTTCCAATGACTAATGGATCAGCTACGTTGTCAACGGAGGTTATACGACTTGATTGTTTTAGCGCATTGAGGTTCGCTTGCATTTTTGCAAAGTTTTCATAAGCTGTATCCAACTCCTGAATTTCTTTTTCTTTTGCCTTGAAATCGTCCATGTTGCCTGCAGCGACAAGCTTTTCAGCTTCTGAGAGAAGTGCATTACGGAGTGCTAAGTATTCTTCACGATTTTTAAACATTGGGTTCTCCTTTCATCCTGAGCAGGCTCAGCCTCGCTTCAGCATTCTTGATTTGTGGGTTTTGTTTCGACGCCCTCATTTTGGCAATAACCGCCTCGGGAATGAGGTTGCTGTGTATGCTGGCGACTAATTTCATGTCGTTATCAAACATGATTTCATCGACAAAGCCTTTTTCTTTGGCTTGTTGAGCCGTCATCCATGTTTCTTTGTTCATCATTTCCAAAAGTTCTGATTCGTTAAGTCCAGACTTCAAACGATAGGCATTAGCTATGGAGGTGTTGTAGTTTTTCAGCACTTCACCCGCGTGATTCATATCGCGGTAATCACCATATGCGACATTTGATACATTGTGAATCATGATTTGAGCAGTAGGAGCAATTTTAACTAAATTACCAGCCATCGCAACGACAGAAGCAGCGCTTGCCGCGATACCGGTTATCGCTACTATGACTCGGCCTTTATAATTCTTCAGTGCCGTGTAAATCTCAGATCCAGCCCAAACTGAACCGCCTATGCTTGAAATCTCAACCTCTACTTCCTCGCCTTTGAGATCACCAAGAACCTTTGTCACCTCTCTCGGACTTGTTGCTTCAATGTCGAACCAATCGTAAATCCATTTGTCATCGTTATCTACAATGACGCCTCTAATCTGAATTTTAGCTATTGTTCTCACCTCCCGCAGTTTCAATTAGCCCTGTGTCGAGACGTCTGATCGGCTTGTCGCCGCCTTCGATTGGACCCATATTTAGAATTTCACGCCATTGATTCGGCGTCAGGGCACCTCTATCAACCATTTCTCTAAGTTCCAGCTTTGTTTTCATGGAAGCATGCTGCATATTTGCAGCTACAAAGATGATCTCATTTCCGAAGCCTCGTTCTTTCCTGGTGAATAGCTTTCTGGTGTATTCTCCACCAAGCTGCATACCATCAGGTTCAATTTCGCTTTCATAATAGGCAATCCAGTCATCTTCAGCCCATTTGCTTTGAATGATCTTTTCATTGGTGTTAAAAAAGTTCATAATTCGAATCTGCGTTTTATCCATCTGTTGTGCGTTAGGCACATAAGATTCAGGTTTCACCTGTTGGATATCGTATTTTGAATCGACACCTGCAGCTCCAGAGTTCTCAGATTCCATGGACATATAGCTGTCAACAAAATCTTTAACGTGTTTCTTTATGTCTTCAGGTCGTGTTGTTGCATTAAATTTCAAAAGCCATTTAATAATATTGCTGCTTCGTATAGCTTTAACAATGCCCTGATCCGTCGTATTGACAATTTCCATCACTGGTTCAAGAACATCAATAGGAGGCTCACCAAAGATATCGTTGCTATTGAAGTCGCGTCTCAAGTGAATAATATTGCTATATGAGAATGTCTTAATCTTTCCATTTGGCAGTGTAAATTTTATGAATATGTCGCCATCATTTGAATATTTGACTTCTGCTGATGTACATGTAATTGGATAGATCTGCATTGGGTATTCATTCTCATCTCTAACGATCAATGCAAACGCGTTGCTATTAAGCATCAGCTGCGTCATCATCTTTTCTTGAAACAATTGTCCTGTCATATAAGGATTTGGTTCTTGTAGCAAAAATCGCATGTATGGCTCTGGGTTGATTTTAATACCATCAGTTGCTCTCCTGATGTGCTGAGGTTGAAGCTTGCCAATAGCTCTAACTTTTGGCCGTATGCACGCCCGGATAATATCAGACCTGTAGAGACTGCCGTTCCATGCATAAAACCCGTTGCCGCGCTCTGTCACCATCTGGATACGATGCGCTGTATTGACGCTTGGATCAGCGTTCTTAAAAAACCAATTTAGTAATCCCAATTGCTCACCTCCTTGCCTTTAAAGGATGTTTTCATATTCTTGCTGCTTGTCTTGATAAATGACATAGGCATCTAAAAGTGCTGCGAGACCATCGATTCTTCTCGTTTGGTTTCGCCCCTTTATAGGCTGAATGTTATTGTTTTTATCAACATCAATCATAGTGTTGGATATACACCACTTTGTTATTGGATTGTTATTATAGTTGACTAACTTGCTCCCTAAATCAGC